AAAAATATTATTCCCATATTTATATAAAGAAAACTATATTAGTCTATATAAAACTAAAGAAAAATAAAGTTATGAAATACGCAATGTTACAAATAAAAAAAGAAACCCACGAACTTCTCAAACAATATTGTGAAGAACATGGGTTTAAGATGGGAAGTTTAGTTGAAAATTTGATTAAAAAACATGTTGGTGTTACTAAACCTCAAGCGGGTGTGTTAAGAGCTGATAAGGTTAAAAATCAATCTTACTAAACCCATCTACTTTCTTTATTTCAATCAATCCATCTACGATATCTCTCATAGCATCTAAATGTGAGATTATCCATATAAAATCGAATTGAGTTTTAAGATATTGCATCATTCCGAATAAAGATGAAAGATTATCACTATCTAATGTTCCAAATCCCTCATCTATAACTAAGAAATTAGGTCGAGGTAATCCACAAATATTAATTAGTGCAACTCTAATTGCTAAACCACTAATAAACTTTTCCATACCACTACACATTTCTAATGCCCATTCTTGGTCTTCGTAAACAATTTTTGCATTAATATTTTTACCATCAATATCCATTACAATACCAAAATCTACCACCTGTCCTAATATATTATTGATTTCATTTTCAATAACTGGCATTGCTTTGGAAATTAATTCATAAGGAATACCATCACGCTTTATTGCATCTAAATAATATGTGTATAAACGATTCTTTTCTTCTAAATCTTTAACTTCATTCATTTTTGCTTTAATACCATCTATAAAGGATTGTATTTGAGAAATAGAACCATTTAAATTAGATATATCCTTTGTAACTTTTTTAATTTCTTCCTCTATTTCTGATTTAGTTCTTTTCAATCCAGCAATTACTACATTAATTTGAGTATTCTTTTTAATAGTTGCTTCATTATCGTGATACTTTTGAATGTTATCCTTAACTACCCCTAATTGATGTTCTAATAATTCTTCTTTAGTATCCAATCCTTCTAATTCAGCTTCTGCTTTTTCTTTGATAACAATTGCTTTACTATACTTAGCTCTCAAATCCAACATAGTATCGTATTGAGATTTAGCATCTTCAAACATACCCATAATATTCAAGAACCCACTTACATCATTCATAGCTTCATCCACATTAACTTGCAATGATTCTAAATCTTCTTTTGCTTTCATTGCATCCTTTACGAATACATTATCACAGCAAAATTTACAATTAGGGTCATATTGATGTGAATCTAAATGTTTAATCTTTTCTTCTGCCGCTTCCAATTGTTTTTTAGCAACATAGTAAATATTGTTTGCTACATTATAATCCTTTTCCGCTTGAACATAGGATTCATTTGCTTTATCAATATCGATATATTCCGTTTCTGAAAGATAGAATTTCTTTTTATCTTCCATTGATGAAGATAATTCATTTATAGTAGCTGTATATGTTTCAATAGTTTCTACCTTTGCTTTCTTTTCTGCAAGAATGTGTAAAATATCTCTACCAATTTTATTTTGCTGTTGAGTTAAACTATCCAAATCCAAATTACCATCCATTGGAGTAAGTTCTGCGCTCAATCCAACGATTCTATTACTCAAATCAATAGAATCATCATTCAATCTACCCAATTCCTTTTCTAATCCTCTTAATTCTGATTTTTTGGTTTGAATTTCTAATGCTTTTTCAGCTAATTCTGTTGTAAAATCGGTTTTCTTAAAATTCTTAATTAATATAGATACTTCTTTGATATCTTCGGATGCGGTTGCATAAAGTTTATCAAAAATATCTAATCCCATAAATTGTGCTAATAAATCCTTTCTTTCTGACTGAGATTTATCAATGAATAGTGCATTATTACCCTGTAACGATAATGCAGTTAATACAAAATCTTCATATCTACCAACATATTGTTCAATTATAGTGTTTGTATCACGTCTTTCAGTTCCGTTTAGTAATTCTTTCTTACCACCTTCTTCTTTCCAAAATTGAACATCAACTTTTACATTTTTTCCTTTATTAATCGTTTTTGCCGTTCTTTCAATAAAGAAATCTACACCATTTATTTGAAAGTGTAATTTACAAAAGAAATCCGATTTACGATTATTCATAATGTTTTGTGCCTTAAACGCTCTACTACTTTTATCGTATAAACAAAATGAAATAGCATCGAATAGAGATGATTTACCACTTGCATTTGGTGCAAATAATCCCATCAATCCATTTAATTTATCAAATTGAATTTTATTATTCTCACCATATGAGAACATATTAGAAAACTCAAATTTAATTGGTTTCCAATGGATGTTTCTATGTAAATCATCTTGTATAATTCTACTATTGATATCAGCATTTATTGATTCCAACGAATTTAAGTCATCATCGGATACAAATGGCATCATTCTTTGAATATAATCCTTTAATAAAGAATTTTGATAGGATACATCCGATATATCTTCAAAATCCAATTTAGATACTCTATTTCCCGTTTTAAGTTTAGACATTGAATCGGTTCTGATGATTGTAAAATCTTCAACACCATATCTCATTTTAATTTCAGTAATTACTTTTTTTGTATCAGCTGTATCAGTATTGGATAATCTTACTCTTAATCTCGGATGCTTTGGCATATTAGTTACAACGGGAACTTTTCCGTTATCAATATCCAATGTATAATATCCGTAATCATTTTGGATATCGATTGATTCGTAAGTCATTGTATCCAAATCCCAAACAAGAAATCCATGCTTATCCAAAGTTTCACCAAAGTTTTGTTGAACCAATGAACCGGCATAAACTACTTTACATCCTTTTGGAGAAATCATCTCTTGTCTTTTATGAATATCACCTAAAAGAGCTAAATCAAAACCATCAAACATATCAGTTGTAAAATGTCTACTACTTACAACATATCCAATATCAGTTTGAGAATTATCAACTGGTCCGTGGAATAATGCAATCTTTTTGTTTCCAAATAATTTATCAGCACTAATCCAATTTTCTTTTTTATCAAAAATACTGAATACTGAAAAATCTACTCCTCCAATAGAATAAACTTGCGTATCTCTCAAATAATGAAAGTTTGGTAAATCTAATGCTTCTACGATTGGAGTTAATACATCGATTCTATCCAAATTATTCATATTACAATCGTGGTTACCTGTAATAAGAATCGTAGTACATAATTTAGAACATTCGGTAAATAACCAACTAATCTCTCTAACCAATTCGGGAGACATTTCTAATTTAGCGTGAGCAATATCTCCTGCTAAATAAATGATTGCATCATCCGTTCCTCTTTTACGGATTTCTTCAAACATATTTTCAAAAACTTGTCTATATTCTTTATGTCTTTTTACATTACGAATATGTACATCTGCAATATGATAAATTTTCTTTAATCCCATATAGATTTATTTTGTTAATTCTTTGAATAAAATTATTTTTTGATTTTCACCCGTAGGTTTTACAAATAATTCTTTTAATTCTTCACCGGTATTCCATTTCATAGAAGATGATTTATGTGCAGGCAATCCTGCTGTTTTTCCTATTACTTTCCAATTATCCGCTAAATACACTGCTCCATTATTTCCTCCGGCTACAAATGTAATTAACCATTTTAATTCATTATTATATCGTTCTTTCCAAGCTATTGGTGCAAGTTTTCTCAATTGTTTTAATATTTGAGTTCCCGCATTTGGTATTCTTTTAGTCATACAAAATCTCCAATTGTTTCCAATAGAATTGAATATACTTTTATATTCTTCTTTACTTACACCTAATTCATTTAGAATATCTTTTGGTGGCGGATAAACAGACGAACCAATACCAATCATACCAATCGGATATTGTGGAAACATATCATCTTCGTAAATTAACCAATCAATTCTTCTACCAACCGATGCATTACTTGCTACATACGAATGGTGATTTTCTATGATATTTTTTACAATAGTTTTTTGTTCTTTTGTTTTAACCTCTACCAATATCATAGTGAATTTATTTTGTTTAATAATAATTCTTCACTCGAAAACTCTTTAGTTTTCTTTAGTTCTTCATAAAATTTTTCATAACCCATTTCAGATGCGTCTTTATCTTTAAGATACATCATTTTAACACTTATACCATTTTTTCTAAAATATTCTGCTGCTTTCAATGCTTCATTCATAGCATCATTATCCAATGAAATAATAATATTACTAACTCCACTCATAAAGATTTTCTCAACTAATTGCTTGGATGGAAATTTACCTAATAGGGGAATTGCATTTCTTTTTATTGTAATTGCATCAAATACACCTTCACATAAAATAATTGGTTCATCCCAATTTACCTGCGATTCAAATGCTATGATATTTTTACTAATTGGTGGATTTTTGTATTTCATTTTCTCTTCACTATAATATGAACGAGAAACAAAGTAATTCAATGAACCATCTGAATTATATGATGGTATAATTACTCTCCTAGCGTATAATCCTTCTTTACAATACCCAATATTATATTTTATAATATCTTTTATACCTATTCCTCTTTGAATAAGATAGTGTATAGCATGTTTGTATTCTGGATTAAATCCTTTTGGTTCTTCTGCTAAACTAATAAATTCTTTTGGAAGTTGAATGAATACCTTTGTTTCAGCATCTTCTTGCTGCGGTGTCCAATTACTATCTCCATAGATTTCTCTAATAATGGATATAGTTTTTCTATCTACATCTAATTTACGAAGTAACGATGTCAATTTCTTACCACCACTATTACAAGTCCAACAATGCCACTTTTGAGTTTCGGTATTAACTTGCAATTTTGGTTTATGATGGTTACAAAAAGGGCAATGAAACGCCAATTCGTTACCTCTTAGAGTAAGACCATTACCCAATACATTAGTAAGGGTAGTAATTACCTTATTTTTATCATTGCTACTTAACACAAATCAAATATACGACAAATATTTGATATTACCAAATTTTTATGGTTCTAAAAACCAATTTTCTGGTATTTCTTTATCTGCGTATTTGAATCCATTCTTTTCGCACCACATTCCATATGTAGTTTTTGAATTCTTACTGATTTTGTTCTTTGAATTTGAAAATACGAAACGAATATCTAAATTGGGATGCTGTCCTTTAACTAATAAGTGTTTTTTACGGTCAGCTGGTACAAATCTACCTTTAGTTTCTACTATAATACCATTAGGCAACCTAAAATCAGGATTGTAAGTATGTTGAGAAGCAGGTACAATATAAGGAATCTTTTCGGATTCATATTGTACATCCACCCCCCTACTTTTGATTTGATTTGAAATATTTTCTTCAAGGCCTGATTTAAAACCATATTTCCTAGCAACCCAGCTGCTAGATTTCTTTGTAACTTTTTTAGCCATTAAATTATTTTTTTACTGAATCGGAATATTTGATTCCAGCCACTTCACCACCTCTACCTGCTTTGAATTTAGCAGCAGTTAAAACTTGTTCATCTACTTTTTTCAAATCATTTGTAGTGTATGGAGTCTTTGCTTTTACAGCTGAATCGAATGAAATTTTATCCACTCCTAAAGATGCTTTATTTGCATCATATAAATCTAAAATCTTTGACATGTCTAATTTGTTTATTAATAAATATTAAATATTTTTGTTTAATTCAAAAAAAATAGTATATGCAAATCTAACAAATCCGTTTTTAACCGGATTAACACCATGTCTTATGTTACTATTCATAAATTCTAATAAAGAAAAATTACCCAATACAGGTTTAACCACATATTCTTTATTTGAATTCGTAACTATTGTTAATTCGCCACCACCATCATTATATTCATTTTCTGATGATAAATACATAATTAATCCACATATTCTACCTTCATTCAACCCATCCATATGTGGTTGTATCATATCGCCATCCAAATACATTGTAAAATTACCATTATTTTTAAAATCATTTAATTTAAAATTATGGGTTGGATACATTTTATTTACAATATCAATTCCTATTTTTCTAAAATATTGATTCATATTATTTGGACCGGCGAATTCATACCACCTTTGCCAAATTTTCAAATTATTTTCTTCAACAAATTTATTTCGTTTTTCTACATCTGCATATGATATAGAATCTTCATAATTAATATCTTTGGTTGGAAAATATTGGTATCTACATCTAATATGCTCTATATTATCTTTTGCATATTGCTTTATTAATTCTATATTTTGAAATAGATGAGGTTGTTCATCTGAATCAACGAATTCAAACAAGTCTCCAACATACACCCCTTCTTCTATATATTTTTCAGAACTGATTGGTAAATTTTTCATAAAATTATGTATCGAAACGAACAATAAAGTTTACAGGTATATCTGGTTCTGATTTAATTGGTTGTGGTAATTTTGCAACTGCAACCAAATCACAATTATCATCATATAATCCAATTGTTGTAATAAATGGTGCAAGAAATGAGCCCGTGCTATCCACCGAACTACTCAAATCATAATGTTCGAATCCTCCGGATATCCATGTATTTGTTATAGATGAAGATATTGACCCTGTAAATCTATAATCCAATATATCACCATTTTCTAATATAGATTTTTTACGAATATATTTAGTTCCGGCATTGGTTACTGCTTTATATATCTTACCATCTGAACCTGTTACAAATCCTACCTCTTTCCCAACTTCTACTATCGCAGATGGGTTTTGAGAAACATTAAATTCATCTTGATTTACTATAAGAAGATATTCGTGTTCGTATATAGTTTCTGTTGATTTATATGATAAATCCCAACTTGATGTTAAATATGATTTGGAATCTCTAGTTATAGTTAATAAACCATTTGTATAAAATATATTTCCGACTTTTCTAACCGAACCTTCTTCTACTAAAAATGGTACATTATCTATTAAAAATTCAGCAGAACTAACATCAGCTTTTATTAAAGTCATATCATATTCGCTTCCCTGATATACTAAATTAAAAGAAGATAATTGATTACTAAAATCACCAACAGCCGTTTGATATGATGCGGTATAAGGCGTTCCTATTATATCATTGAAATATATAAGATTCTCTTCAACATCTATTCTAGTTATAGTTAATGTATCTCCACTTGCATCTATTATATTACCATTGGTATCATCGGTATAAACACCATCACCATTTATCAATAAAAGAGAACCTTTTTTTATTCCTTCACCAACATATATTTGTGGAATAGAAATCACTTTGGCATCATCTGCCAAATATCTATCTCTACTAACAGAGTTTGTTACATAGGTATTTCTTAAACTATCAACTCTTAGTATTGGATTAAATTCATCACCATTATAAAATTGAGCTCTTAATTGCCCATATGCTGAATTCTTTTGAAATCCATTTGATAATTCCGAAGAAGATATATTAGCTTCTACCAATGAAATTTCCGTAGAGTCTTGATTAAAACTCCAATTTTTATAGGCCTTAAAAGGTCTAATACTAATATCCGATTTAGGTATTCGTTTCAACATACACTAATAAATATCTTATTACCAAAAAACCCAACCTTTTAGGGATTGGGCTTTTGTGCTTAATTATTTGTTTCTCTGATTAGAAATCTAATTTAACTTTAATTGAAATTTCTTTATCAAATGATTTTTCAATTGGTTTAGAAGTTTTAGCTACTGCTAATAATTCATTTGCATCATTGTATAAACCAACAGTTGTAATATAAACATGTGGGTCTTTTTCGAATGATGAATTTACAAATGCTCCAACTGAACCCGTTACGAATGTTGGGTTGTTTGAGAAGTTAAATTCTCTATTATTTGCTCTCACGAAATAATGTGATGTAGAAACATTTTCAGTTCTTCTTGCTTGGAAATCAGAACCACTTGCTAATGCCTTTAATAATGCAATTGAACCAGATACACCAACTGTTGAACCATTTGTAGTTGAATTGTTATGATATACATCTGCAATTGATGAACTTGCTGCTGCTAAGTTCGGATTAACATTTGCTGCAATTGCTGCTGGGTTTAAAATTAAAACACCCATATCTGGATAAAATAAACCAAATCCTTGTCCGTTTGATGCCGTATATGTATTGATTGAAGCAGTTAATGCAGAACCAATATTTAATGAACCACTAACTAAGTTATAAACTCTTCCTGCAGTTGTTACATTTTCATCAGTTCCACCACTATCATCGATTAAATTAACTGTTCCCAAAGAACCAACTAATTTTAATGATATATTACCTGGGTCTAATCTTTCCTTATATCTAGCTCTATTAATATTAATTGCGTAGAAGTTTCTTAAATTATGTGCTCCTGCGGTAGAACCACTATATACACTAAAGTAAGGGTCTGCTGAATCTAATAGAACATTTTTAAATTGATTGTATGTTGCTAATGTAGGTAAAGTAGATGAATCGGTTTGAGTTAGTGTTGGTGCACCATGCCCATCAACATCTCCATATGCAACTGAAAATTGAACTTCTGCTGTATCGGATGATGTTAATGCGTTATATACATCTATGTAGTATTTACCACTAGCACCTGCTATTTGTGCAGATGATGTATAAGTTGCATTTACTACTAAAGAACCCGTATCACCACTCCAAATACCTGAAGTTACGATTTCAGTTCTATTAGTTACTTTATCGATAGCACCGAATTTTTTGTAGATACCATTACTAATTGTAGTACTATCGGGACTAATTTGTTCCCCACTTCCCAAAAATTGGTTAAGTATTCTAACTAATTCATTTGTATCAACAGGAGTACCGCTTGTATTTGCAGCCGATGCTAAATACTGCGAAATATTGCTTGCTAAAAGTGCTCCTCTATTATCTCTTATTACTGCCATAGTTTATATTATTGAACGTATGTTACGGTTACTGGAATTGTTTGTGAACCACCCGTTTCATTACCATAAACAGTTATAGTTGTTCTGATAGTTGAAGTTAAAGATGGGTTTGGAATAAATTTGAAAGTTAAACCTTTAGCGATTGCTGCCGTTGCCGATACATCATCACCAATGAATACAGGTACTGAACCTACATCAGATGATACACCTTCACCTACAATATCACCAGCGTTTTTGTTAGATAAAACAATAGTGTATCCCATTGTTCTATTTCCGGCAGGAGATGTAGTAGGAGATAATGCAACCTCACCACTTTTTTGGTTTACTGAAATGTTAGGTACACCAAATTCTACAACCGGGATTCTTGTAGTATTTTTTGGAAGTGTTACTAATTTATATTTCATTACTTGTGTTTCATCCGGATTTGCTTCCAATACAGGCATATTTTTAATAGCCGCATCATAATAAGCAGACCCAAGTGGATGAGCTGGTTCGTATAGAGTGTAATCAATCTCATCATCTGCTAATGCAAATTGAGTGATGTTCAACCCTTGCCCAGCTGCTAATTTTTCTCTACCCTTTTTAGTAAGAATTGCATCTACTGTCAATTCTGTATTACTTAAATATCCCATAGTTTATAGTTATTCGTTTTGTATAAATATATTAATTTTAAAATTCCGTTATTCCGTTTCCAATATTGGTTCATCTGCACCTCTATTAGTTTTATTTACTTTCAATGTATTTGGATTAGATACAAAAGTTTCAATTGGTGGTGAACCATCCAATGTAGTTGCTGCTGTATTTTTACTACCTAAATAGTAAGAATTTCTTAATCCAGTAGTTAAATCCGAAGTATTTCTATGGTGAGTAGGTAAATACCCACTTAAAGGAGTTACTTCAACTATACTACCCGTTCCTGCATTAATTACTTTTGAACCAGAGAATGGTTGAATATTCAATGATGTTTCGTAGTAAACAGATGATGTTAATTGTGTTCCACCTCTAGGGTCACCCTGCCCACCAACAACTACATTAAATTTAACGATATCTCTCGTTTTTCTTTCTTTAATTAAATCTACTTTAACTCTTTCTTTAACAGCTATACCTTCAGCGTTAAAATAGTTTCTAATTGCATATCCGTTTTGAGCGTATAATCCAAATCCAATTGATTCGTAATCAGTTTGACCAACAACGGTATTCATATCATAAATATCAACTTCAGTTAATATTGTTGGATTTTCCAATTCTGCGTTTATTACAACTTCTTTTTGATAACTCTCACCTTCGGTATTTGTACTCGAATAATAATCGTATTGAGTATCATATTGATAATTCTCAGCTATTGTACTTTGAGTTGATGATGATACTATTAAAGCATCATATTGCTGATTTTCCCCAACTATATCTTCTGAAATACTATTTGTAATCAATGTATCATATTGATTATTTTCAGCGGTAGTTATGGTTGTATCAGCATAATCTATAACACTCTCATTTTGATATTCTTCTCCCGTTGGTTTCTTTTGAGCAATCTTACTTCTTTCTAAGATATGAGGTTCAATTAATAAACCAGTAGTTGCTTTAACTCTTGCAGGCAACATCTTCTTAATATCTTCAAACATAGATTTCTCATATAGTTTGATTAAGTTGATGTAAGAGTAAATATCTCTATTATCAAATCTTTGGAAATAGTAATTTCTTAAATCATCCAATCGTTTGTAAGATGATTTGTATTTATCAGATGGGTCACCAATATAATCATCTAAATTAATTCCACCAAATGATTTTGCAATATCAATATTCAATTCCTTTGTAGGAGAGAAGAATAAACCAACTCTATTCGAATCAACCGGCGATTGGTCGTATGCTTTTTTAGTTGCTCTACTTTTTGCTGATAAATCTGAAACCAATGTTTGAGATTCAAATCTTACTTTATTTGTAGAATAGCGAGATGAACCCGCATCCGGCATTACTAATACAACACTTCTATCTATTGCTTCAAATTGATATGGATATGTTGTTATAGAATTTGGAAAATATGCGGAAGCTGATAATAATGGCGAAGCGTTTGTAGAATATAATTGCGCAACTACTCCATTTTCATAATCATTTCTAGTGTATCCATTTTCAAAATAAATATTTGTATCAACATTTATCAATGAAGATGTTAAAGCCAAATTCTTTGGATATTCAAAATCTAAACGGAAATATAAATCATCGGTTGAAGATGATGTATGATTACCATTAATCATTTCAGGGAATGAAACATGTTCATAGAATCTACCATTCGCCAATACATCAGACCATAAACGGAATTCATCTACACTACCCGTATAGTTTCCACCTAATCTAATAGTTGAACCATTATTCCAATTTGAAACACTATTATTACTAGCGGCTTCCTCAAATATCGTTCTATCTTTATTAGCTTGTCTTAATGATAATTGCATACCATCTTCAGAACCACTATGAATCATTACACCAAAGAAATTACCATTGAATATCGGTAATAAAGATGATGTTATAGCAGTTGAGCCTGAAAAATTAAATGAAACTTTACCGTATTCTGAATCGGTTGAACCACTTAATTGTAAGTTCCAACCACTACCCGAAATAACAGTTTGTACTTCGGATGATTTAGTAGGTTTAATAAATAATTCAATTGTATTTGGCTTTCTACCTTTATCGGTATCTTTCCATTCCATTTCAATATAAGAACCGCTTATCATTTTTAAAGCAGTTGTTATATTATCAAATTCATATTTTGATTTAGGAGAACCATGTATTTCAGGTCCACCAAATTCTAAAATTGAAAGATTTGAAGATGGAATTCCATAACAAGCCAATAAAGCGTAAATACCTCTTCTTGTACCTTTATGTTTTAATAAGTAAGGTAAGTTATTTACAATTCTTTTCCAAACTTCATTTGTTCGTTGTTTAGCAGGATTTACTTCTGCTGTGTTTCCTTCCGAATCTTGTCCAAATACATATTTCCATAAATTTGCATCTGCTGCAAGATTTTGGGCTTCCCAACCAAATGATTTTAAAGTATCATATAGAAGTTTATCGGATATCCCATTTATAGAATTATATCCCAATCCTCTACTTCTTTCAATAGCCTTTGTATAATAATAAATGTTATCAAAATGCTGCCCAATCATCGATAAGAATAATAGGAATTGGTCGTTTTCCTCATTATTTACAATATATTGTGGAATATTATTTTGAACCCAATTTGAGTTATGAATATCATAATATTCTGCTAAAGTTACAACATTATTGTACCAATTTGAAACTACTAAATTCGATGATTCTAATCTAACACTACCACTATACGGCCAAGTAATAGATGCTGAATCGTTTGTAGTATATACCGATGATGATGTATATAAAAACGATTCAAATCCATCAAATCCATTTACTAATTGGTCTTTTTTTAATTGTTGTCTTTCTCTTTCTTGTACTGCTGATATAGATGCAGTATGTGATAAACCTGCTGGATTATAATAAGATGCGGATATAGATTGTTCATAAACTTCTATTAACTGAACTTTATATACAAAATTATCCAATCTTTCTTTAGCAGAACTGAAATGTACAAAGTTTTCCCACAAATATGTAGAACCACTTGCGTACTGAATATTTAAATCCGTTGTATCATTAAATGATGAACTTAAATATTTAGATACCAATTGAGATGAACTAGAAACAGATGCACTTAGAATCAATGTATCCAATGATTCAAAATTGGTAGATTGTCCACTAACATAATCAACATCTAAATTAAAATTAGGCCCTTTTAATGGAGGACATTTTAATTCATCTTGATTTGTCAATACAACAGTTTCAACTAATGGATTAGCCATCAATTTGGTAACCCAAAAAGTGGAATTGTTGATTATGTTAGCTGATAATGGTGAATATAATTTTAAAATTATAGATTTAACTTCATCCTCTGGCTTAACAAATATGTTACCCAATTCATCTTCTGATTTTTTGGATAAAGTCCAATTATCATTTTCCCAACTTGATATTAAAAATTGCTCGTCATCTCCAAAATTTGCAAGATGTGTTAGATATTTGCTTTCCTTTGGTGGTTCAATTATATTAAGTGCGGAAGCGAATGATTCGAATAACGCACTATTAATCATACTTTCATCTAAATAAATTGATGGAAGATTTAATAATGTAGTTATTTCGTATTCATTTCCAATTAATTCTTCTGCACCACCTCTATTATATGGTTTGAATTTTAAAGTTACATTATCACTACCATCCCAATTTGGATATTTTTCTTTTAAAGTTTTTAAATTTATTTTAAAAGAACCATTTGATGGTAAACCATTTGATAATACAACATATTCTCCATTTTTAGTTTTTAACCATACATCAACAGATGTTGTGGAGTATGTAGTATAACTAACTTCGTATTCTAAATTATAATCGGAAAATACAGGCACATCCAACTTATCGACAGCAACAATATCTGTAATAGATGGGTAATCATTTACTGAAGTAAATGTTATTAAAATTTCACTTCTAGTACCTGTTCCATATGCATTTCCAATAGGAACTAAAATTACCTTTTTAGTACCATATTGTTCTTTAAAGTTCTTTTGAAAATAAACTTTTAAAGATTTATTTGAAGCTGGTACTTCTATGAATTCGGTTTCAGAAAAATACAATCTAACTAAATCCGCATTTGTATAATCAAATGGAATTGTTAATTCTTTTTCAGTATCCGATTCTTTTACAAAAACATTATATTGAGTAGAATTTAGTATTAATTTTGGTTCTGCTACATTAATTATTTTTTCCAGTTTAACCAAAACTACCAAACTATCTCCTAATGAAGATGCGGGTATTGAGAATGCATAATTTTGTTTTGTTAATTTATCATATTCAAATGATAAATCATTACCTGCATTTCTCGATAAACCGGAATATATTCCCGATACACTAAATCCGTTTGGTAAATTACCACTAACTTCTATATTTACCTTACCACCACTTAAAACACTTCTCGGTATTTGACCAGCTCCTAAATCACGTCCACTTATCTTATTTGATTCAATTATTATACCTTCCGAATTAAGGATATCATATTTTAATGATAATGATTTACCAATTTCGTTATCAAAATTTGAACCAAATACAATTTGATAATTTACATTTGGGTTTGGATTTGTTATTGTTGTTGGTTCAATTTGAATTTGCTCAATTGGTTGAACTGGTTGAACATTAACAGCTTCAACAAAAAATTCCAATGTATATGTTCCAAATGTCGTGTTAAATGTTTTAGGTGCCTGCTCTACATCATTTCTCCACTCAATAACACGAATACCTTCTGCATATGTGTTATCATATGATGTAAATGGAACTATTCTTACTTCAAATCTACTTAAAACTTTTCCCGAATTAGTAACTGCGGTAAATTGTCTAACCGAACCAAACGATGTTGATGGGTTATATGTTACATTTGTAGATGGTCCAATTCCATAAGAAACGCCATCTACTAAAAATTGTACTGATTCACCATTATTGGTTTTTAAGTAAAAATTTAATGATTTGGAAGTTTCAACGGCATTGGTTGGTACATATGGTGGTGGAGCAACAGTTGGTAAACCTCCACCGCCGCCACCTCCATTATTTATTCCACCATCAAGTCCTGTGAAATCGAAAATTTGTTCTACGGGTTGTATCAAAGCAATTGTTTATTATAAATATCTTAATGATTATTTTATGTTCTCTCTTTCTATCATATCATATTGAAAAACTTGCTCTCGACCATAATTTCTTCCATAATCTCTATCAATGTATCCGCCTCCAGAACTACCACCCGTTTCAATATTTTCTATCGGAACTGCAATTGGAGTAGGAGTTGGTGTTGGAGTTGGCTCCGGTGCTATTACAGGTGCTTCAATTTTTATAGGAGCAGGTGTTGGTATTACTGGCACAGGTGTTGGTTGAACAACCGGTGGAATTACTTTCTTCTCTATAACTTCCACAATTGGTGGTAATTGAGTTATTGCTCCTACATTTATTTTTGTAGAATCGGTAGTAAATACATTTCTCTTAATTTCATTATATGTGTTAAATGCAATTAAATTATCTTGTATTTGCTTTCTCAATTCAACTACTGCAAATTCTTTTGGTAATTGATTATAAGAAACATTTCTTCTTTTTAATGTTTTTATATTTGATGAAATACAATTATTTAAAATAGATTGTACTTCAGCAAGTAATTTTGTAAAAT